ACCGTTACGTTGTTGATGACTGTAATACCTCCACCGCCTCCACCGCTAGGCATAGCGTGGTTAGGGATGATGTTCCCTGCGGATCGTGGCACAAACATTTCACGACCTGATTCACCCACCATGTAAGGCTTGTTTGCGGATACCGCTCCACCGCCTGCACGACCACCAAAACCACCACTTAATTGAGGAGCATTTTTTGGTATTACTGGCACTTCAAAAACTTGACCTATTTTGTCAAAAACCCCTGTCAATTTACCGCCAAAGGCTCCTGAATTAGCTCCGCCTGTTTGACCACCGCCTACAATACCCATTAAAAGCTGTAAGGTATAAACTTTAATTAACTGCACCGCCACTTGACGCAATAGCCCCACCATGATTTCCTTGAAAGAAGCCGTGCCGTTTAACATATAGGTTATTGTATTGTCAAACGCCGAACGTAAAGCGTTACGAATGCCCTCGCTTGTTTCTTTCGCACGGTCTGCCATTTGTTGCGTTTGGTCTGCATAATCCTTTAACGCTTGTTCACGAGTGGCTTGTTCCTGTGCCTGTTGTTTTTGATCAGCGTTTGCATTGCTATCTTTTAGCAAGTCACGTTTTCTTTGCTCAATATCCAACTCACGCTGTTTAAGCTCAAGGGCTTTCTCACCGCCTGCAAGGAACGCATCACGCAAGGCTTTCTGTTTCGCCTCTTCAATGTTTGCTTCTTCCATAGCCTGCTTTAAGCTTACACTCAATTCAAGCTGTTTCTTTTTGGCTTCCGTGTCCTGCTCACGCTTGACGATGCTTTGAGCCAGTAGTTCAAGCTCTTTCTTGCCCTTGCCTAGATAATCGCCCATTAACTCGTTGTAACGCCCTAAGCCTTCATTCTGCTTAAGCTGTGCCTCGTAGGCTTTAATGCCACCACTAGACAAGGCTTGAATCGCCTTGTCCATGCCTTGGACTTCCAGCATAGCATCCCTAGCTTTTTCCTTCAAGCCTTTAAGAGCATCAGCGTAGCGTTCGGCTTCTTTTTGGGCTTCGGATTCACCCTCTTTTGCTTTCTTACCCTTGCCTGTTTTACTTAAAGGCGTTTCGACTGTGCCTCGAATATCCCTAGGAATAGGCATCGATCTTTGCACTTTAGGGGCTTTAAACTCATTTCCGATTTGCTGAAAGTCCGTGCCTGCGTCTTTAAAAAAGCCCTTTGTAGAGATATTTCCGACATCAATCGCCTGTTGCAAACCGCCTGTAGGAACTGAAAGTTTGTAAAACTTTAATTGAGAATTGACAACTTTAGTAATGTACAAAATATCCTTAAGGACTTGCGTCACCCCTGCTGAAATCAACCCCAGCATTCCACGAATTAACGCCTGCACAACATTTACCACTGAACGAGCCACTTTTACAGTTAAGCTCCCAAAGTCAACAACCGCTTGTTTATTCTTTTCAAAATTATCTAAAATCGAATCAAGAAAACGCAACAATGAACCGCTGGCATCAGTCGCCTTGTCAATGTCTGCCACCAATGACGCAAAGGTGATGTCTGCTTGCGACTTCAAACGCCCAAACGTCATAGGCATTTTGTCGAACTCTTTGTTCACATCATCCGCCTGCTTGATGAGTACGTCGAACACGTCCTTTGAAAGGAGCTTGCCTTCAATAACCATAAGCCTTAACTTGCCTATTGAAATACCTAAGCCTTCAGCAATTTTAATAGCAATCTCGGGCGTGTTTTCCACAATGGAGTTAAACTCTTCGGCTCGCACAATACCGCCTGCCATAGCCTGCGAGAACTGCACTAAGCTGTTTTTAATGGCTTCACCACTGGCTCCACTCAATACGCCAAGTTTTGAGACGGTATCCGTCAACACCAGCATTTCGGCGTTCGTTGCACCGATGCTATTTTTCGTGTTCGATATTCTTTGAAAGACGGTTACGATACCTTCAAGGCTCGTCCCTGTGCCAATAGCGACTTTCTTCAAGGCTTCAAAGTTCTGCGTGCCTAGTGCAATGCCTTTGCTTGCGTTGATCGTGCGTGCTTCTAATAGACGCATCTTGTCGGCTGTATCGGCTAGTTGTTTAGCAATCGCCCCAATGCCAAGCGTTGCCAATGTCGCACCAAGCATCTTAAAGGAGCCAGCAACCTTATCGCCTGCCTTTGCTGTGCCGTCTGCCGTGTTTTTAAGCTTCCTTAAGTCGCCTTCTGTTTTAGCGACTCCTTCAGCTTTGGTCTCCACTATGATTTTAGGATTGTCCGCCATCATCATGTTGTGAAGCCTCCTGCGTCATCATTAAACGGTCTATCAACATTATAAGCTTAAGCTCGTCTCGGTTGTATGCCACCCCAAACAGGCGATGCCACGCCTCAAGCTCCGTCCACTTCAAGGGGCTTGCTCCACCCATGCCGTAATCCTTGCCATGAAATGAAATCTCGTCGTAGACGTTGAATAAGTACCCATGCCTGCATTTTGGAGGCACTAGGGCAGGGCTAGAAGGGTTGTTGTGGTGGATTGTCTGCCATACGGTACACTTGCCCCCCTTGGGGACTTTCCGCATACCGCATAGCCATTTGGCGTAAGCGGTTATTTCTTCTTCTTGGCTGGCTTGGCTGGCTGTTCCTCTTTCACCACTGGAGGGGGAACCGTAAAAAAATTGCTTTTTTCCGTAAAGAACTCAACAATCTGATTTCCAATAAAAGCGGAGTTCTCGTCTTCAAGCAATTCCTGAAATCCCTCGGGGGTGAACTCGTAATCACCAATCACGCCGTCTTGCAATATCTCAAAAAAGGTTTCTGCGATGTCTTGAGATGTGTTCAAACCACCGCTTGCCACCTTGAGACTAAACTTCTCGTAAGCTTCAACATCTGAACGTGGCTTAAATGTGATTTTCACATCTTCAATAGGTTCACCATACACTGGATCAACCGCTTGAAAGACGGCTTGCTTTGCTTTAATATCCCCTAAACGCATAATCTACTCCCTATGCTTTCGTGATTTTTAACGTCGTCGCTTCCCCTGAATCATAAGTCGCACTGAATCCAGCCGTTATGATGATTGAGCCTTGCCCTGCTGGATTCTTCTCTGCACTCGATAATTTGACCTTTGGCATCAAGAAGGTGTAAGTATTCGTACCGTCTGAAATAACGATGCTTAAATCGTCTTCGACTTCATCTCTAAAATCGGTAGAGACACTTACATCTTGAACGTACAACTCCAAAGAGCCTGTTACGTCAATGAAACCCTTTGAGAAGGAATCGGCTAGGTTCGAGCCTAAAACAGGATTAGGCTCGAAGTTGTTGTTAATTGTCAACGACGCACTGCTTGCCTTGTAAGCGGAGCCTTTCCAGCTGACCGTCACTTCATGCCCTGCAAAAGGGGGTGTGTTAGACGATGCCGTCATTGTGGCATCAAATGATGTTCCGCTATCCACTTGGTCACGAGCCACAATCGAAGCCGTACCAGTCACAAGGGCATCCAAAGACATATTTAATGTCAATTGATTGAAGATAGCCCCTTTGACAAGGCTATAATCCGTGTTGTCATTTTGTCGTCCCTCAATGTAATAGGAGCGAATGCCTGTGCCGTGCTTCAATACGCCAGCGGAAAATGTGGAGTGCATCACGCCTTCAAGAAAGGTGTCGAAATCAGAATCGGCGAACTCAAAGCCAATATCCCCAGCCACTGACAAATTGCCGTGTCGTTGGAAGTTACGCTGACCAAGAGCATTAAAGGATTCCGACGTTAAAAGCGGTTTTGTGGGGTTAATGCCAAAACTTGTAACAGGGAAAGCCACTAAAGCAGGGACGGCAGGAGCCACGCCGTATGTTTCCTCTACCTGCATACCAACATCAAAACGTGAACCTTGAGCGAATGGCATTGATTAAACCTCCATGTGTGCCGTGAACGGTATCGTTACAGGCGTGTGTAAAAACTGTTCTTCTAAAAGATTTGTCGACTGATAGCCTACATTTATCATTATAACACCGCCTGTAAATGTAAGGCGGTCACCCTTCGGGAAGGCATCTAGTATAAGCTTTGCGTAATCGTTGCTAGGTTTTGTGCCTGTATTCCGTGCGGTGAAGATGCTCACCTGATAAACCCCACGCACGAAGTTTAAGCCATCACGTCCCAGTGTCGCCGATTCGGCAGAACCATAAAGCAAAGACGGACGCACCCATATTGCCGTTTCTTGGCTGTCGTCGTAAATGATGTTAGGGTACTTAATTAAATTGGTCGTCACCACTGTCGCTAGGCGTGTGTGCAAAGCAAGCTCTAAAGCGTTGTAAGCGTTCATCGGTTAGCCCTCGCTGTCGCTAGGCGTTTCTTGGCAAGCTCCCAAAACCTAGGGGCTTCCTCAAGTGTAATGCGGATCATGCCGTCGCCTGCTTGTGATGAATGTCCGTATTCCAACGCTAGGATATAAGGGGCGTTATTCGCTAGATACGCCTTGTCGGTAAGCTTAAGCTTGCCTAGTGGATGCAATGGAGCCGATACGGTCTCGCCTTTTGTGGGTTGATTAGGATGTGAGCCTACACCGCCGATAGCCTTCCACCACGACGCACGAGCAAAGCCTGTGTCAACTGGTGTTCCACTGTGTGAAACCACGGTATCGGGGGCATCTTTCCCCACAATAATGCTGTTAAACAGCATGTCGCACCCTAACGAATAAATGGCTTCTGCGTCTTTCATCGCCACGTCAACGGCTTTGTCGAAGTCGATAGTAAAGTTCTTATTGCGTCCCATACTGCCTCCATAGACAAGGGGGCGTGAATGTATCCACACCCCTTTATTCTTGCCTTATTCACTACTAAGCGATTGCTCCAGTAAACAAGTGGCCGTATAACGGCTCGATAACTTTAAAGCCAGCTAAGACTTCAGAGATAATCTTATGTTCACCACCGCCTGCAATTTCAGGATTAAACGATGTACGAGTTACGATAGGGAAAGGAAGCGTGTTGCTACCGTTGCCAATGCGAAACTCTGCACTGCTCAAGCTGGTCATATCGACGTAAGGGCATACACCCAAACCGCCGTAGTTTTGAATCGTGGAACCATTTAACGACAAGTTTTGACCTAAGCAAGCAATCAAAAGCTTCTTAGACTCTAACCATGCGTTTGAAGCAGTCGCACGAATACCAGCACTGTTGTAAGAGCCATCCAAAACAAAGTAGTTTTGAACGCCAAATACACGGGCAAAGTTCTGTAACCCTAAGTAATACGCCCCATACTCGGCACCTTGAGACGTAGAAGCCCCATAGCCTGCCAAAGCATCTAACACTTGGACGTTATTACGAATAACCGCATGAACGTCTTTAGTGACGATGATTGTATCGGGAACCGCACCGCTTACTTTTTGAACCTCATCCACCTTTGCTGTGATCTGCTCAACTAAGTTAGTCGTGGCAGTTGTCCAGTCGGTAGGGTCAGTTTTAGAACCTGAACCATAGTTGTTAGCGTTCATAAACTCGTTAGCAAAACCTTTAATCAACTTAAAGGCTGAACGCTCGGCGGTAATGGTCGCCAAGTTCAACATATGCTCTTGAGCTGTAACGCTGGTTAATCCACCGACGTTAATCCCTTCAACGCCAAGCAAACGCTCGCCGTCGTTAAAGGATGCGGTCGTATAGGCAACCGTTGAAGTATCGCTGATGCGAGTTTCAATCGGCGTACCGTAGGGGTCTGCGGTTACATCGTTACGACGCTGTTCATCAAGGTTTGGCTTGATGATTGTTCCAGTCGTCGTAGAGACAGGGACAAAAGGCAACGTCGAAATCAATTCAAGTGCATAAGGCATAGCCTGTTTTGCATGAACGTAAGACGCTTCCGTTAAAATAGGAGTGTAGTTAATGTTAGTCATTGCTTACCTTTCTAACTTAATGCGTTGTTGCCTGCACGGTCAATAAAGGCTTCAAAGTAGCCTCCGTCCGTACCTGCTTTTACTGCCCAACCAATAACTTTGCCTGTAGTTGTGGCGGTCACAAGTTGACCGTCGTTAGCACTCATCAAGTTGGTCAAAGCTGTAATACTTCCTCCACCTTGCACTAATGCTCCACCTTGCACAACAATAGGCACATTGTCGCCATCAGCTAACGTACTTTGCACGTTCCCAACCACGCCAATAACATCACCGCCAGCGGTGTCATTTAAAACAACTTTACCGCTAGAGATTTTAACGGCTTTACCGACATCCGATGTGGTAATTGCACCGCCTGCCGTAAGAATACGGACGACTTGATCTGTAAACTCTACATAAGCAACCATTAGTTAGCACCTCCACTTAAAGCTTTAAACTTCTTCTTAACATCGTCCATATTCGCAGAAGGCTTGTCTTCGGCATCCTTAGAAGCCCTTGGCATTTTACCAAGCTTCAAAGCAACGGCTTCCTGCACGGACTCCACTTTATCCGCAAGCCCTTTCATCGCTAGCACAATCGCCTCACGATGCTCGCCTGCTTGAAGCAAGCCCAATGCGATAGCGGTTTGAGCGTCATCTTCACCACCAAGAAAAGCAATCTCTTCCTTAGCGTTTGATAATGCCAAAGCCTGCTCATGCTTGGCAAGGGTCGCTTTTGCTTCCTCTGCCTGTGCTAAAGCTTGCTTAAGTACCGCTTGAGCGTCGCCATCTAGTTGAGACAATGCCAATTCGGCGGTCATCACAACCTTTGGGGACTCGTAAGCAGATAGCTTCAATTCTAGCTCCTGCTTTTCACTCGATAGCTGGGTGACTTGCTTTTGCAATTCCTCCAACCGTTTGTTTTGTTCGTCCTGATTCATAGGTTCCTCCTTATTCAGAACTAGGGTAACATCACTAAACTGATTCGCAGGAGCGAGTACAAGGCTTAGTTCTTGGATGCTCAATTCGGTCACCAAACGCACATCCTCAAAGGGAGCGTTTGGATCCTTGCTTAAGCGTTTAATCTCTTCTTCACCTGTAAGGATTTTGCTTGTTCCCCCTAGTGAAAGTCCTTTAATGAGTCCACTTTGCACTACTTGCCAAGCGTCGTCATCCTGTACGTCAATTTCAACCGCCCAACCTTCACGGTCGGTTTGCATACCTAGTGCTTGTGCCATTTCGCTCTTGAGTACAAATGACTGTGACACCACCCCACGCTGTGGGTTATTCATGCCTTCGTGGTTGAAGTTGACACGCCCGCCGTCCGCCATAAAAGACTTGACGGCGGTGTCTAATACGTTAATTGGGATGTGATTCCCTTTTTGGTCAATAACAGGCATTCCGTTCTTGGTTGCCACGTTGCCCCAGCCGTAAACTTTGCGTTTGTCGGCGGATAGTTTGGTTTCTAAATCAAGTACAAAATCCATATTAAGAACCTCCGTTATTACATTAACATTTTTAAAAATGCTTTTGTTAGCCACTAGAGGAAAGCGGATGCCTGCAACGCATAGATGACGACACAACGGCAGTTCACCGTGTTGCCTGTGGACGCTTGGGGGTCGTGAGGATACATAATCCGCCCTAGTGTGCTGATAAACGGCTCGTTAATCGCTCGCCCTTCCTTATTCATGCTGGGCAACGTTAAATGAGCGTCCCTTGTTTTGCTATCACGACGAGGAACCCAAAATTTGCGGTAATCATTCGCCCCGATGCTTCCCTCTTCAATGGCGTTCTCATAAATATGTTGATTCGCCATGTTGGTCATACGCAAGGCTTCTGTGCGTGCGATGGTTTCCGCCCGATACTTGAGTTGCTTTTGCCTGTACCGATCCACACGCTTGATGATGTCCTCCTCTTTAAGGACTTTCTTTGTAAGGCGTTTATCACGAAGTTTGTAGCTGGTTACGGATTCACCAGCCCTTAGTTTAGCTTCATAGTTCTGTACCGCTTTCACCTGTTGAGGTGTTAAGCCGATACTTCCTCTGATTGCCCTAGCACTTTGGAGCGGATTCACCCCCCTTAGTGTCGCCTTAGCAAGCTCGGCTCCTACCCCCTGAATCGTGGCTTGCGTCTCGTTGGTGATGAGTGTATTCGTCCAGTTGTTCACTACGTTTACAAGCCGTGGGTTTACTTGGTTGAAGTAAACGCCTGAAACGGTCACCTTCTTCGCAATCTGCACGCCCGATGTGGCATAGTGGTTCGTCATCGCATCCTTAAAGCCCTTGAGTCTCAACTGCACGGCTTCGGGGCTAAACGCCCTTTGTATGGCGTACACGTCGTTGTTCATCACCGCCACCGTTAAAGCGTCCAGCGTCATCAAGTCCTTGACCTGTTGAATGGCAAGAAGCCATTCATTCGCTAGGTAGAACTCTTTACTCTCGGCTATGGCGATAAGCTCGGCTCGCCCTGCCTGTAGCTCTCTTTCACTAGGCATGGAGTAGCCTCACTTGATTATAGGCGTGTTCAATTCGTGCTTCGGCTATTTTGATGTATTCCTCGCTTAATTCCATACCAATAAACCGCATCCCTTCGAGCATACACGCCTTGCCTGTGCTACCGCTCCCCATGAAAGGGTCAAGCACTAAACCGCCCTGTGGGGTTACGAGTTTTACAAGGTATCGCATCAACTGCGTGGGCTTTACTGTGGGGTGCGGATTTAATCCGTTTATACCTTCATCCCTATCCGCCTTGCTTGCTTTAGCGTGGTAAAAGTAACGGCTAGCAGAGCCTTCGGAGGGGTCTCTTTTGTATTCATGGTTTGCACCAAAAGCAAAATTCGTTCTTGACGTTTCAGGGTTACATCCATTAGGGCGACATGAGCCTCCCCCTGTTTTAGTATAAGGAAACAACGCCTCGACGCTATCAGAGCCGTCAAGGATGATGTTGGCAGGGTAACGCCCTTGTCTTATAGACTCTTCACATCCTCTAAAACCGTGTGCAGTCCCAACACTTGTAAAGCTCTCACCTTTTGACTTGGCTTGTGTTTTTACAGTCTCATTCCCCACCTTACACGCATCGATATTCAAGCCTCCCACGCCGTGTTTTAGCACGTTGTTGACGACCGTGCCGTCTAAAGGTTTACGAGCCATAATTATCGGCTCATAGGCTGGCTTTAAGTTTGTGTTCCAGCCTTCCCATTGCTTGGCTTCGTCTGTTTGTAGTTCATGCGTCAATCGGGTATAATTGCCCCCACTCATTGCCTTGTTTTCAGATAGCAATTCACCCTTAGCAACATCTATTCCCTTAGCAACATCAAGTCCTTTGGGGAATCCACTATTGCCTGTTATAAATATCTTACCATTTCTTCTAGCTACAAATGCACCAGTAGGGACAGTCACACACCACACATTCCCCTCGTATTCTATAGGCGTTACGGTTGCCAAAGTGGAATTATAGGCTTTCCGTGTTCGTACTGCTTGTGTTCCGCATTCGTTCTGAACAGCATTAAGTTCTCCAGCCTGTTGTCTGTTGCATCGTGATTGATATGATGCACCGCTTCCGTTCTTGTTAGCGGTCTCTGCATCTGCACTGCAACAATCAAACGATGCTCCATTACATATCCGTCTTTCCTTGCCATTGCTATGTACTCTATCGGACACCTTACATACTTTATTTTCTGTGTGGCGTATTGCCCCTTGCGATTCCGATAAGTTAAGCCCCCTTTCCAACTTGGATTTGTCGAACCAGTCATCCGTTTTTTCAATGCCTGTTCGCTCTCCTGTTTCCATAAAACACGCCCCTTGTGTGCATGAGCTTTCCATGCTTCCCCTCTTAATACTCCGTTGCATTGTCTTGAGCAAAAAACTCTCGGCTTGTTCTTTGATTGCCCCTCTGGGTAAAACATTTTCTTGCAAACAGGGCATTCTTTCATCGGTTGAGGCTTTTCTTTTGTTGTATACCTCGCCTTGGTTACTTTGCGAATTATCTCCCCCATACATTTTTTCGAACAAGTTTTGCTCCTCGTTGCTTGTTCCTTTGTATGTGCCATATAAGGTGTTTGGCAAACATTGCAAACTTTCCAAAAAGGGTACACTCTCTTGGCGTTTAAGTGCCTCGGCTTCAACGAATAAAAGTTTTCCTTCTCGTTCAACAATGACACGGTGGTTTCTGCTGACAATTTGGTCTGTAAAATCTGATTTAATACTGTAGGCGGTATGTTTGTTTTCATAATAAAACGAATCCGTAGGCTTGTGCCATTCAAAACTATCACTCTCTTTATTATAACATAGTACGGTATTTTTATCTATGTTTTTATGGTAACGTACCCACCCTTTATTAGTTAGTATTTCAGTATCTTCACTTAAACACCCATACAGCCACAAGCAAGCGTCTCTCATCTCAAAGCCTGCTAGGCGTATGCTTAGGCTCATCAAGTCCTGCGTTCTAGCCCCTGCAAAGCAAAGGATATGTCCACCGTGCTTTAGTACCCTGTAGCACTCTTTAAAAAGCATCGGGCTAGGCACAAAGGAATCCCACGCCTTACCCATGAAGCCAGCTTTACCGTGCGTGTACTCTTCACCAGCAAGCCATGCTGTTAAAGCGTTGACAATATCGCGCTGTGAGTGTTGACTCAAACCATACGGCGGATCTGTTACGATAGCATCCACGCTATTGTCTTCAAGTGTCTTGAGTAGTTCTAGGCTGTTGCCCTGCATCAGTTGAAATGTCTTCATTTTGTGTGTTCCCCTGCATCATCGGATTCATCATAAGCTTATCCGCTTCCATTTGTAACCGCTCTTCGGCTTCGGGCTTAGGCAATCCGCCGTATTCAAAGAGGTAGTCTTCTTGGCTTTCTGTAAGCACGATACCTGCACCGCTTAAGGCATTGATGAACGTCGCCATGCCGTCTAGCGTCAAGTCCACGCTGTCGTAAGTAAGCTCTGGCAAGTATTCAAAGGGCTGTCCATTTAGCACCCATAACGGCTTTATGACTTGGTGGTTGAACGTGTCGCAAAGGTGTTGTGCGATGCCTTCGACAAGGAGCTTGAACATCGACGTGGTGTCTTTGCTTAGGGCATAGCTTCCTGAATCCTGCCCCACCATGACAAGAAAGCCAGCCATCAACGCCCTTGCGATGCTGTTCTCTTCACGTTGAATCAATGTGTTCGTGTCAATGAACTTCGACCCCTCGACGCTCATCAAACGCACATCTTCACGTTTGATGTTTGACATCCTGCCCTCGTCGTCGGTATGCGGAGCAGATCCCATAATTAAGCCAGTTACCAATCCTGCTTTGTAGCGGTTAGCTTCTGCCATAAGCCGTGCTTTGTCTGCTTCAATGTTATCCTTGTTTTTTTTAGTGTTATCAAATGTGAAAATCGGCACACCTTCCAAGTTGATCTGCACTTGACGGTTTTCTTTCGTTAGGTAAAAGCACTTGTTTTTAAAGTGGAAGTAAGCTGGTTTTAGCAAGGACTCGCCATAGGCGGAAATGTTAAAGTTGCCAATCCCTTTAGCATACACGGATTGCGATAGCTGGATCGTTTCTTGCGTGAGGAGTGAATCAAAACCTTCAAGCGTGTAAGAATCCTTAAACTTAGCGGTTAAATACCGTTGAGGGTGAAAGCATAGATCGTCTACTTCGTAGCCTGTTTCGCCTTTTCGCAAAACCATTTCAAACAGGGAAAAGCCATAAAGGAACGTCGACACATAGTTTCGCAGGAAGTCCTTAAAGTCGCCACCAGCCCAATCCGTGAACATCTTTTCAGCGATCTCATGGAAACTGTCGCCGTCGTCTTCATCGTTGGATTTAATCTCAAACGTAAGGCTTGTGAGAAGCAACTGCAAGACGGTTGAAAAGGCTCTCGTTATCGTGTCGGTTTCTAGCATATCGTAGTAACGCTGAATCCAACCCCTCGCATCTGTAGGGTTGTTGATCTGCGTCGTGGCTTCTGTACCCCATAGCCCCCAAGGCAAATAGGTTGATGCCGTTTGAATGTTTTGAGGCGTTGCCTGTGTTTGCTTGCGGTACTTTTTATTTTTTGCCATTTTAGAATCCTATGCTTATGCCTTGGACGTCGGACTGTCTACGATTTAGTTTAGCATTGATGAACTGTGTTAAGGCGTCCACCATGTCGTCATCCTTGCGATTTGGAAAGGCAATGGCTTGGTCGATTAAAGAATCCGTAAAGGGATTGTCTAAAAACTTGACGCTCCCTTGATTAAGGTAAATTGTAGAGGCTTCTGCCCTTGCCTCTTTGGACTCTTTCGGCGTTATGGCAAGCACGTTGTCGATACCATGCTGACGTAATACCCTTATGATAGCGTCACCGTTGGCTTTCTTTTCAATTATAAGCGAATGAGGGCGGTACTCGTTCATCATCTGCTTGATGCTCGCTAGGGTTGCTAAGAAGTCCATTTGCTTGTTGATGCCATTGACGCAATACCACTCGCCCTTGTACCGTGCAAATACGATAATCGCCACGCAGTCGGAAAGCTCCGAATCGCTAAACGTGGCATCTACCGAAAGCAATACCTCTGTCGCACCATTAATAATGGCGTTGACGTTCTCATCCACAATAGGGAACATCTCCTCTTTGAAGATTTCGCCGTCTGCAACGCTTGGACGCTGTTGTAATTGGCTGTTGTAGTGCCTCGCCCCTTTTGCCTTTTCCTGTTGCACCCATACTTCACCAAAACGTGCCTCCCATAACAGTTCCCCCTCCTGTGTGCGTGGGTCTTGAAAACCTAGCGATGAGACTGTCTTAATAGGGTGATTCGAGTCATACAAGGCGGGGAAGCAAAGCACATCATAATGGCGTGCGTAGGCTTCATCTGCTAAGATACGCCCTGCGATGTCGTCTTCGTGTAGCCGTTGATGAACCAACACTAAGGGGGTCTTTTCGGCTTTTGTTCCCCTTGTGGTGAAGGTGGAGTCGTACCAAAAGAAACAGGAATCTCGCTTTACTTGGCTTCGTGCGTCCTGTGCCTCTAGCGGATCATCACAAAGGAGAAAGTCTGCATCCTGACCTGTACCGCCTGACGTGGTAATAGGGAGGCGACTGCCCCCTTGTTCATTCTGATAATAGCTCGACCCCCACCGTGTGGCGTGAGGCTTGCACACGTCGCCAAATAAACGCTGGTAGAAGGGGGACGCTACTAAGTTTCTTGCTTTCACCGCATCCCTTGTTGAAAGATTGTCTTTTGCTGACGCTGAAACAAACCGCCGATGAGGTCGCACCGTCCAATCCCACGCAGGCATGAACACGTTTACGATGATGCTCTTTGCGTGTCGTGGGGGGAGGAATATCATCAAGCGGTTACGCTCTAGCCTGCCCTCTGCTAAGGCTTGCAAGTGGTCACAAATCGCCTCAATGTGCCAATTGGGGACGAAATCGCCCTGTTGAACCACGACGTGCCAAAAGGTTTTAACAAAGAAGTAAAGGGAGCCTTTGCACAAGCGACGCAAGGCTTCATCATGTGCGAGGCGTAACGCTTGAACGCTTGCCATTTAAACCCCTATCTTCTGATACGCCAGCCCTTCCGCTGGGCTGACCGTGTGAACCTGTAGCACCTGCTGATTCGTGTAGCCACTGTGAGTGATTAAGTCTTTTGGCTTGATGACGTAATCATCCGATAGCTGAACGATTAAGACGGCACTAACGCTTGGATTTAATCCGTTGGTGTCCTTCATTGCCACTTGACGGTAAGCCTTGCCTGTGTGTGTCGTGGTCGTGGTTGTGACGGCTCCAGTCGTGGCGTTACGTGTGGTTGTTGCCACTTCTGACACCGTGCAAGCCGTGCCGAATCGTGCGAGCAAAGAGGCGACGGCTTTCTTCATTGTGGCAAGCCCTGCCATGGGTAAGTGGCTTCACTCACAATCATTGTCATTGTGCTTGAAGCCGTCGTGGCAGTAACGCCGTTAAACGTGGGAAGCGTGCCTGCTTGGCTCATCTCGGCAAATGAACGCTTAAGGGCTTCGTATTTTGCCCCCATATTCCCCCATGTAACACTAAGCCCTTCGACGGCTTCATCCTGTGGCTTGCCTGCCGATTTAGCAACCAACGCAGTGCAAAGCATGGAAAGGGTTTTAGCCATATCGGAGCCTTGCAAAGCGTAGGACGTTGTAATCTCTAAATTGGTAAACAAGTAAGGGCTTACGGTATCTTGCAATAGGAACCGTATCAAGTCTTTTGCTGAATCGGATGGCGTGCCTGTGTAGCTCATTTCTTCTTACCTTTGGCTTGGGGCTTAGGCGTTTCGTCGATTGTGGGCGTGTCTAGCGTTGGCTGTATGGCTTCTTCTTCCACATGTTGAGCTTCCAGTGCTTCGACGTGGCTGTATCGCTTGATGAAGCCGTGTCGCAGTAAGTACGACTTATTAACGCTTGCAGGCACTCGGTCGCCTACTTTGTAATCGTGCCAGTCTTGAGCGAATGTAAACTTCATGTTAAGCCCCTTTGCTGATTGAGTAGTATTTTAACACTTTTGATTCATCATAACACGCCATGATGCGTGTCGTGGGAGCCAATAGGCTTATGCCCTTTGCCCTCAATTCCCCCTGAATAAAAGCCCTTTGAATCGCTGGGGATGCCTTGCCTTCTTTAATAAGAGCGTGGGGACGTTCAAGGGTTTCAATGTATTCCAGTAGCAGATTGATGGTTTCTTTGAAATAGTCCTCGTTCTGTCCCACGAATCCGCTAGGCATGCACACATGATTGACCACTTCGTGAATACGCTTGATTGTGGGGTTGTCTAGCTCCGTGCCTGTTTGGACGCAAAGGCTTAAATGGCTTAAAGAGCCTACCAATCGACTAAACAGAACATCATCACGAATCGGCATTATTGACCCTCCAGCTTATCAAGTCCCTTGCCTAGTGCGATGATGTTGTCGAAGTCCATGTTTTTTATTTGCTCGACAAGGGCTTCATCGACGGTAAGGGTTGTGTTTTGGTCTACCTGTGCCTGTTGCTTCCAGCCACCTTTAGCATTAAGGAAGAACTGAACGGATTGAGCCACCGTGCGAGGATCCTTATCAAGCATTTCATCGTTAAACATAAATGCCTGCCTTAGGCGGTCTGTGGCTTTATTGATAAGCACTTCTTTACCTGATGCCAGCTCTTTTGCGTAGTGCTTTCGCAAGGTGTCTTCACAGACATCAATAACGTTTGCAATTTGCTTGTGTGAAAAGCCGTTTAGCACGCCGTTTTGAACATAGCGACGTGATATTTCATCGGGTTCATGGGGTGGTAAACACTCACCTTTTTTTGGCGGTTTATGAGGCACAAGGAACCCTCCCCAGATTAGAGTTACTACACACTTGCATGATGACACATTTAGATGCTTTCGTCAATAGGTAAAACAAAAGCCCCTCGACTCATCATCGGGGGGCTTTGTTGATAAAGAAAGGATAAACGATGAAAAAATTAGCAAAGTCATCTTATCAGTTTTGCAAGCGGTTGTCAACAACAAAGCTTTCTCTCGTCGCTTGGTCTTCAACAGTAAGCTGAACGGCTGGTTTTTGAAAGTTGTACTTGGCAAGCTGTGACTTAATCACTGGCTTCTTAGGCTGATTGACGAGCGTCGCAAAGCTGAACGACTGCAAAGGGGGGACTTCCACATAAACGACTTGATCTTTGAACTTGGACGTCATCATGCCGACTTCACGTTTGGCGTTGTTGTTTTCAATCACAACAAAAGGAGTCATCACTAAAGCTCCAATAATACCACCGCCAAACGTTACCAGACTAAGCGGTATTCCAACAGCCCACAACAAACCAACCCCTGAATGATCCAAATCTAAAGCCGAATAAGCCCCTGTACTATTAACGCCATTTTGCACCGTTGCATTTAGGATACGAACAAGATTTTTAGAATTGTTAGAAACGGTAATCTTGTACGCGTTGAATTGCCGTTTGACCTTACCGCTTTTTAGCTCCACACCCTGCACATCGATCTTAATATCATCCTTGCCAGCCATAGCCAAACACGGCGTGACAAGTAAAGCAAAAGCCAAGTAAAGGCTCATCAATGGTTTATTCATGGTTTCATCCTTTCCTATCGCTCGGCACTTCCAAGCCTCCCCATTATAACCGAAGCCGTCCATTTTCGCAACTTTCGCAGGTTTCGCAATCGCAACGGATGCAAAACCAGTTTACTGATGTCAGTAACGTGGTAGTGTTACCTACACACCATTTCGTTGACGCCACCGATATGATACTGTTATTTGTTGCTTGTTGAACCGTTCGGAAATCCCGTACAGTTGCATTGTTAATATGTACGCCTCTCTAAGCTCTCAAAATACGCTTCCCCTTGTCTACATACCTAAAACGCATTTTCGCACCGTGTGATTGATGCCAGTTGTTGCAAAACGCATTATTTAACTATTGCTCGACTGATTAGAGATTCACAACGCTTTTTTAACTTTTTTAAAAGACTGCTATATATATTTATTTATAAATATATTTTATAACTTTTACCATTACCATAACTATTACCATAACTATTACTATTACTATTACTGCTAGATTTGCTACAGTTTGCTACAGTTTGCTACAGTTTGCTACAGTTTGCTTAGCAAAGCTAGCAAGTGCTAGCATTTGCTAGAAAAGCTAAAACTCCTCCAAATGATGTATTCCACAAATAAATGCTTCCCTTTTATAAACAAGTCTGTTATTGTATTCATATCGGTTGAAACAAGTCGACCCAATATATTTCCTCAAAACAATTTTGAAACACTTTGACCCGAAAGGGTTAGAGGGAATATATTAAATCACCTCTCTACCCAAAGTTCAGAGGTGACTTTTTTTGTTCTTTGACGTGTGAATAAAAAAACTTCCAGTTGATTTTAGCAAAAAGTGTACTTAAAGCCTTGGGATTCTACGTTTGAATCGGGGGCTTAAAGGAGAGATATTGCATTTGGAAGGGCTTGACGTGACAAGCTAAATCTAACGGAAGAGTAGAAGTGGAGCATCCCTTGTTTATGAGGCATGGGGTGCGATGCTTTAAGCCTTCTCTACCCCTTTTTTAGCAGGTGTTCATTATAGTGACGTACCACCCTGCTACTGAAGGGGGTAGAGAAGATTTTAGTTACAATAAAGAAAAGCGGTGCGAAAGTATCGCATGGAGGGATGAATTATGAACTTTGATCAAACAAAAGCACTGCAAGCCGAACATGGCAAGTTAAAAGAATACGCAGACTGGCTGAGGATTGGAAACAAGTGCAAGGATGAACTAAATTATGAGCTACACAAAAAAGTAGAAGCCCTTGAAAGTCGACTTACGGTTGCGAATGAAAGAAACAATCAATTACTTATAGAAATTGCCGAGTTAGAAAAACGCATTGAAGAGCTTGAGTAGCATCCTTCAGAGTATTCTCCAACAATAAAACACAGGGGCTACGAAGCCCCTTTTCTCTTCGCCTTAGTGCTTGAATGCCTTAAGGCGAGTAGAAAATACTCGATTGTCAATGTTTAACAGACGCAGGGGTACTCAACACCCCTGCTTTTCTTTGAAAGGAAACTTACATCATGCCCTAACCGTTAAGGCGTCTAAGGAACTGCCCTACGCCGTTACAACCACCCTATGAAGCAATCTTGGCAGTGGTGCCTGCCTTGACAAAAAGCATCACGTCCTAAGCATGACGGAAGAGATAAACTGCTTATTTTTAACCCATAAAGGAACCCCCTATGTCCAGTATCAATACCCGAGTCGGTAGAATGCCTTTTGACCCGATCAAGGCTCCCCCAGTTCACACACAGCGACGCATTGAAAGCTTGCCACCAGCATTGCAGAAAACAATCGTTGAAAACTACACGCTTAATGTTAAAGCGAATAGCCGTGACGAGTACATCCAAGCGTTAGATGAAGCACAAGCTCAAGCCCTTATCAATCTAGGACGTGATGAAGCTTTTGAACAAGGAGGTTACGGTGTTTAGTTTTTTCAAACCCAAAAAAAAGCCCTTGACGTTCAAGCAAGGCTTTAAGCATTGTCAGCTGGCTATTGATTACTGGCAGGGGCAAGGCAAAAGCTTAATTGAAGCCGTCGCTTTGCTTCAAGAGGCGTTAAGGTGTGATCCGCCTGAATCGCCCGAGTATCAAAAAGGCTACGAAGCTTATTTGGAGCAGTGCATTAAAGTTGTGATGACTCAACAGGAACAAATCCCAGTGAACACGCCGAACGATTTAGCGTGCGACTTACTGGAGTTCTTAGATGACGACCCAGTGGTGGAGCCATACGACAACGGCTTCAGATTGGCGGAAAAACATTTTGAGTGCTTGCTTCAAGAAATGGAAGATGCTCAAGCCGTCCACGCCTACATGGTGCTTCACCGTCAACGTCTTAAAAGAGGGATGTCGGCGGAGGAGCAATTCGGTTTTCATGCGTTTCTAGTCAGGGTTGCGGACAACCTAGACCGCCGTGAAGCCCTTGAAGCCCAATGGATGCTTGGGCGTAAAAACGCCTAGTTTACGAATAAAGAAAGGGGGTAAAGCATGGGGCAAAGTCAACAAAAACACCCACAATGCACACGCCTTCATTATGAAAGCTTGGTTAACCGCATTCAATACCGCTTTCTTGACCACTACCACCCCGACGACCCTATCCGCCAAGACGCTTTAAAGCAAGCGATTGTAACGGAGCTTGTGTGGATGATGAACCGCCACGAGAAAGGGGAATCCGTTAGGGAATGGTACTTAATGGAGCGACTGAAAGGCGGAATCAAGCTAAGGGGGCGTAAGCTTACGCAGTGGCAGAAAGACAAGATGTATGACTTGTTACGGCTTGCCATTCAACCCGTTGACGTGTTTCGAAAAGCCGATGTTATTTATGAAAAGAAAAGGAATGAACTATGAGTTTTGAAGAAATACTAGATTCTATTGAATCATCTTTAGAAGACCTAAAGTGTGAGCATGAAAAGCTTGAAAAAAAACATCAAGAACTAAAAAGAAAGGCTCACAACCTAGAGTTTTTGGAGCAACGCAAGTACCTTGCAGACCTACTGGAAGAACCTTTAGACTCTGTTATAGGGATTATGGGGAGCGATAACACCGAGTTTTGGGTAAAGGCTTATAAAAGACTTACCTTTAATTTGACCGACACGTCAAGAGGGAACTATGTCTCAAATAGCATATTTCATTTTGATGATTTAACGGAAAAACAGTTAGATGCCTATAGAAAATTAATATATGGCAAGTTTTTTCGTGGAGACGGCTACATGAGTCTAGTAGATTTTATCAATAGAAAACAAGAAATCAAGGAACTTTTAGCCATTTATTCTGTTTAGTTTACACAACAAATTAAGAAGGAATGAACTATGAAAAACCAAGAAAAAAGCTCGAAGGATGCTCCTTTTAGATTCCATTTGAGCATTCAGCAGATGTTATTTTTCGTCCCAACAGTGGCGATTGTAGGAGGCTTGATTGTCACAGTCCTATGCCAAGTGTTTAAGGAGCCAGTGGCGAATGCCGAAATGCAAGTTGTGCATAGTGTATCCCCTACACATCCCCCCATTGACCGCTTGGAGTTTGAAAAGGCAATGAACAACTCATGTATCAGCTTTAAAGCTTTTAACGCCCTAGCGGTAGAATACGCAAAGCTTGGATACGGCACAGCCCCTTCCTATCTGCAAGTGTGTGGCAAGAAGGCTCCAGTCCCTGAACAAGCGAATGAGGGGGCAGGGCAAGAGCAGGGAAAGCTCAAAGCTCAAGGATGAGCAAGAAACCAACCAAGCCAAAGAAGGTGACGGTCAAGCGGTTGACCTTTGAGGTCGCCTTGCGTCACGTCCTGAACCAAGAAGGGGGTGTATCAAACGATCCTAGAGACGGTGGAGGATTGACCAACAGGGGGATTTCTAGCAAGTTCTACCAAGGGCTTGTTAAAAAGTACGGATACCCCAATAAGCCAGTTACGGCGTTGAGCAGTGCGGAAATTACCAACATTTACAAAACATGGTTTTGGAAACCGCTTGCTAGACACCATGCAGACAATCCAGCCCTTGCGATTCAGTTGTTTGACCACTCTGTAAACGCAGGTGTAACAGTGGCTAGCGACTTGTTAAATCAGGGCAATACTACGCCTCAAATGTACAAGAACGCACGGATAACGTACTACAAGCAACGCCCTAAGTGTCGCACATTTGGCAAAGGCTGGATTGCAAGGGCGAATCGGACTTATCAAAAAGGATTAGAACTAAGCTGAAAGGAGCTTAACGATGAAAAAACTTCATTTGACCGTATTGTTATTAGTAGCATTTGCCTTGGGAGTGTACGCAGAGACCCTTCACTTTAAAAGGGTTCTCGAAAATGGCGTAATGAGCAAGGCGTCTGTCAACCTTACCCACGCTATTCATAGGGGGTTGGTCGAGTATGACGACAAAACAATGAACATCGATCAAGGTGAGGGTGGAATGATTGTTTATCATTTCAATCTGCGTGACGAGTTTGGAATAAGCGACTTGGTAGAGTTGCCTTGTTATTTGGTCGACAAGTACGGATGCTTTTTAGGGAAAGGAGCTTAATGATGAATGAATTGGAAAGTTTTAAAGGTGCCTTTTATCATCAAAATGCTATATCAAAACACTTATGTGCCATTTTGAGCGAGCAAAGCAGACTAGAAGACAAAGTTGCTAGCTTGTTAATAATTTTGGAAGAAAAGGAAAAGGAAAACGCACAACTGAAATCAGAACTGAAAAAAGCCCACGAGGATTGGGATGTGCTTGCTGTTGAAAATCTTGAATTAACATAAGGAGCTTAACGAATGATTGAATGGATACTAAACGCCCTGCTTGCAGTGCAAAGCCACCTCCCTAAAATACCGATCAATATCGCCATTTACAGCGGATGTGTAATAGTGATACTCATTTTTGCCGTCGCTTTGTGGGTTGCGTTTATCATGCCTTTACACGCATGGATTAAACGTGAAAAGGAAGACGAAAGAATCCGCTTAGAGATTTACGATAAAAAAACCTACGATTAAGAAAGAAGGATGAACTATGTTTAACTACGATATACACTGGATTGAATGGGCGTGTGGCTCAATTTCAACGGCTTTATTCGCCGTGTGGATTTGGAAATGGCAAGAAGACAAAAAGCCTAAGAAGATCGTCAACACCGACCCACCGTTACCAGTGCCTACTTACCAACTGATTGTAAGCGTCTATGACGACGACACCGCCACCATTACCGCAAAGGACGTAAACGGCAAAGATATGCCGATACGAAGCCAGCGATGGTTCCATGACGACGGCTTAGGGCTTGTTAATTACATCCCCAAACCTCACATCCAGCAGTACAAAATCAAGCCACCACAAGCCACGCTGGAGGCTAGCACGGAGCTTGTGCCTGTGGCGGTGGAAGTCCCACGCACAGAGCAAGATGTGGCACTGGATGCTGTCTACACTCCTGATGAAGAACCCATTAAAAAAAAAGAAGAAAAACCACTTAGCAAGTGGCAAGAATTTATAAGCAAGATTAAATAGTTTTGGCATAAGAAAAACATGGGGAGGACAGACCCCCTCCCCTTTATTTTGAAAGGTACACCATGACTAACTGCGAATACTGCGGACACACAGCCGTCTTAGAAGGCGACGGCATCCTTGAAGAGCGAGGCTATGTTTGCACCGCCCATTGCAACCAAGAAACGCACGAATGCCCTTATGACGGCGAAACGCTTAAGGTGACTGGTGCAGGTAAGTTGACTTGCAACAAGTGTCACCGTGTTTTTGATTTAAATGTGAATCTTAAAGAAGGCGATCCCTTGTTTGACCAATACGAGATTTTGGAAGTTTTTAACCAATGTGAAAAGCTTGAAGATTTTGACCCTCTCTTTGAAAAAGACGGCTTCGTCATGCTGGCATCAATCGCTAGGGTTTACAAAGCCCACACCGACCAGCTCAAACGTAAAGACGTTCGCATCCAATGGCGACACGAGCCGTTTGAAGGCATGGGGCTTCTAGGCAAGACGGCGGAATGGCAGGACGCTTATAGCACGGTGGAGGGTGAAGGATGAGACCCCCTATTGTTCCAAATTTACCTATTGAAGAATACCATTCGCCCGATTGTGAGTATGTGAGTTCGACCTTTTTACGGACGCTTCAAGCGAAAAGCCCAGCTCATGCAATGACTGAAAAGAAGGCGGAAAAAAAGCCTAAAAAGTGCTTTGAAATAGGGACACTGATTCACACGTTGATTCTTGAGCCTGAAACCTTTGAATCTCGTTACGGCGTGTTTGACGGCGATTTTCGCACGAAAGAAGCGAAGGAGCTTAAAGCCGATTTTGAGAGCCGAAACATCACAGTGATTAAAACGGCTGATTATGAAAATGCCCTAGCGTGTGCGGAAGCGATGAAGAACTTCCATTTTTACGACATGATTTTTGGCAGTGGTGAACCCGAGGTTTCGCTTTTTGCTGAAATTGACGGCGTGAAATTAAAGGCACGTCCTGATTGGTGGCAATACCCAACTAGGCGGATGTTTGACTTGAAAACAACGACAGACGCTAGCCCTGAAGCCTTTACTAAGTCCGTTGGGAGCTATGGGTATCACATACAGGCTTGCCTTGCGATGAGGATTCACGAGGCAACCTTTGGTGAGCCTTGCGACGATTACCTTTGGCTGGTGATTGAAAAAGACCCACCCTATGCAATCACCCTCAATAAAATGAGTCCAGAGATGCGTCTAAATGGCGAACTTAAGCTCAATTTAGCGTTAGAAAAATATCAGAAATGTTTGAAGACTGGCATTTTTGAGGCGTACTCGCCTAGTATCAAAGTCTTAGAGTTAAATCCGTGGAACTTATAGAAAGGTTAATTATGACATTACCGACATCCGCCGAGTTATTGGCACAAGGAAAGAAGCAGGAGCCTATCCAGCAGGCAATCGTTAGGGCAGGAGAGCCTGATTTGCAAATCGCTTTCAGAAACGAAACTCGCGATACAGTAAAAGCGAATCTATTTGGTCAGATGATTGAAAGCCAAACGGACTCACTTAAAAAAATCATGCCTAAGCACATGACGATTGAGCGGTTAAAAGAAATTACCGTGCTTCAATTAAAGAACACGCCAGCCCTGTTGAAGTGTGAGCTTGCATCTTTAATGCAGGCAGTCTATCAAGCAGGGGCATTAGGGCTTGAACCCTACAGTGTATTAGGGGAACTCTACATCTTGCCATACGGCGAAAAGGCTCAAGTCATTATCGGCTACAAGGGCTTAAGAAAGCTTGTTATGAATAGCGGTGAAGTGGCATCTATCAACGCACACGCCGTTTATGAGGAAGAGATTAAGCAGGGACGCTTTGAGTATTCGCAAGGCATCGAAAATGTGCTTAAGCACTCGCCCTTACTAAGTGGTGACAAGGGGGCTTTTGCGGGGGCTTACGCCGTCGCCAAGTTCAAGAATCCTGATATTGACCCAGTGGTTGAATACATGAGCAAAGAAGACATCGAACACGTCAAAAAAAGTTCAGCTAGTGCAGGGGGTAAAGATTCCCCTTGGCAAAAGCACTATGCCGAAATGGCACGGAAAACCGTCATTCGACGCATCATTAAGCAGTTACCTCTAAGTGTAATTCCTGACACCCTTCGTAAGGCTCAAGAGATCGACAACGCCCAGCGTGAAAGCCGTCCGTATCACTTGGACGTTGAGAGTGGGGAAGTCTACTATGATAGTCCACAACCTAGCCAAGCAGAGCTTGATTTTTATGTTGAGGGGGAATCCTAGATGCTCCTCTTGGGAATCGACTTTGAAACCACAGGGCTAGACCCTCAAACGGCGAGCATCATCGAAATAGGGGCGGTTTTATACTGCCCCTATTTTAAATCCGTGGTGCAGTCATTTTCAGTTCTTACAACAGCGGAAGAAGTACCTGAAGAAATTACATCACTTACAGGGATAACCCTAGAATTGCTTCAGGCGAACGCAGTACCCTTGGACAAGGCTTTTGACTCACTAGAGCGTTTTGCAAGAAAGGCGAGCCTCCTAGTGGCTCATAACGCCGATTTTGAGAAGTCCTTTATTCAAGCCGTGCGTCCACAAAGTCCTTTACTGGAAATGCAGACACTCGACACGATGACAGATATTCCATATTCTCCACATATTCGACACAGGGACTTGGAACGCTTGTCAATCTCTCACAACTGCGTCAACTCGACGTATCACAGGGCGTTGCCTGATGTAATGACGATGTTTTCGGTTATGAGTCGCTACGAATGGGACGATGTTATGGCGTACTTTGTATCGCCCACTAGAGAGGTGCAGGCAATCGTGGGGTTTGACAATAACCACCTAGCTAAGCAATGTTCCTTTCAGTGGAATCCTGATCGTAAACAGTGGCTCAAGAAAGTGAAGGATCTCGACATGGAAGTCCTGCAAAAGAAAGCCACCGAAATCGGCTTGAAGCTTGCGGTGGATTATACCGCTTAAGCTTGTTTTTTGCGTGTTGGTATGGTATACTTGAGGGGCAACGCTTTGGATATTTTAACAATTTTTTGACAGGGCTTATCCCCTGCACCCCCTCTTTCTATCCAAAGCCGTTGCACGCTTTTTGTTTTGAGGGGGTGTTTTTTATTTTGTGTTTAAAGAGTGGAGGTTTTAGCATGGCAAGAAAAGCATCTGATGTATATATATTCATCAATAACTTTTACTATAACTTTTACTATAACCATAACCATTACTATTACTGCTAAGTTTGCTAGATTATGAGGGATTTTTAATGTCGGAAAATAAAAAAGGGTTTGTAATTTACAAGGATTGGTGCCTAACAATCCTTGAACTTATGAAAGACAACGAAGACCCTCTTACTCATTATGAGCTTGGCTTACTTATGGAGGCAGTCTTTGTTTACCAATCGATTGGTGAAGACCTAAGCAAGATCCTTCCTAAACATATTCGTTTTTTGTTTAAAAACATAGTTGATGTCTTTAATCGAGACTTGGAAAAATGGGAAGAAACAAGAGAGAAAAGAAGGGGAAGTGGAAAAATGGGGGGGTTAGCAAAGGCTAGCAATTCTAGCAATTGCCAAGATTTGTCAAAAAAAGAAAAGCCCCAAAAAGAAGAAGTGCCAAAAGTGCCAAAAGAAGAAACCTTTAAGCACGGCGAGCATCAAAGGGTAGTTTTAACTGAAAAACAGTATAAGGCAAGCCTTGAATACTACGGATGCGAAAACCGATTAAATCAAGCGATTCAAATACTGGACGATTATCTTGAAATCAACCCTAGAAAGAAATATGCCAACCATTCCCTTGTTTTGAAAAACTGGGTCAAAACCGAAGTCATCAAAAAACATGGCTGGCTTGATGTGAAAATTGACGAAGACCGCCACGAAATACTGGTGACGTTTGAAAATTGCGATCCTATACATGAGGTCGATTTTATTAAAGAGGGGCTTGCCAAGTTCCCCATATCAACGCAAAAACAAGCCTATGAGACGTGGGCGAGTTTTGAGACTGGCAAACGATTCTGTGCCATGCTAGACACATTTAACCGCACAGATATTGAGAATAAGTTTCAGTATGCCCTGCGGTTAATTAACGACCACACACGCCTTGATTATGCGATTAAGAAATATAAAGAAGATTTTAAGCCAAGTAACCCTGTAATTAGAATGTAAAGGATTTTCAAATGGCAAAAAAAGACAATGCCCCAAAGGAAGAGGCAAAACATTCAAACCGAAACCTTGTGTCTGTGACCAACGGATCGTTGCAAGTGGTAAGCGTAGCACACGGCACGTTTGCTAAGCTTGCAGGGAAAGCATCTAGCGTGTCCGACATAGGACGTATTGCTAAATATGTTAGTGCGTGCTTCAAAAAAAAAGATGACGAAGAAGATGAAAAAAATCTGAAATGTCTAAAATGCCGTGATGTGGGACATTTTTTAGTAAAGGGAGACACACCACTAGGTGAGTATACTTTTGCAGTTCCTTGTCAATGCAAGCCACTTGCTAAATCCATAATGCACAGTGAGGAGTATGAGCAGTTGACAAGAACGGTTTTAATTAGGAAAAAAGAGACTTATAAAAAAGTTTTTGCTTAAAGACGGCAAAGTAATTGAGTTAATTTAAGAAAGGTGGAAAGATGAAACCCAACAAACAAGAAGTCCTAGCGTGCCTCCATGCGTTCCTGAAGGCGAAAGGCTGGGCGGAAATCAACAGGAAGAAAACGACGGTGTATAAGAAGTCTTTTGAAAGAGAAGGCTGGTTGGATCAAAAAATCACCATCCCCAATGTTGGCATTGTAATAGGGGAGACTAGGCTAGAGGAGCAGTTGTGGGACGCCATAGCCACACTGGCGATGCTCTACGATTCTACGTACACACGGTTTTACAATGAGTTGGTGAAGAAAGGAGCAAATAAATAATGGCAAATGCTCGTGAAGAAATAAATGCCTACATGAGGGCGTATCGCAAAAAAAACAAAGAGTACCGTGATCAAAAAAACGAAGCCTCTAAAAAATACTACGAAGCGAATCGTGAGAAAATTCTTGCCAAGCAAAAAGAGTATTATCAAGCGAATCGTGAGAAATACCTTGAACGATCTAAGAATCACTTTAAAGAGAATCGTGAAGAAGCCTACGAATACGCCAAAGAGTACAGAGAAACAAACCGTGAAAAAATAAGAGCTTACAACACAGAGTATCAAAGAAACCGACGGGCAAGATTAAAGAAAGGCGGTGACGCATGACTAAGAAAGTAGCAGAAAGACCATGTTTGATTCACTTACAAAGCGAAGCTTTTGATGACAACACGCTTTGCTCATTAAAACTGAATGCAAACGACGTAGCGGAGTGGGAAATCGGCGAATGTATCCCTGAATTAGGGGCAAGCATTTTCCAAGTAACCTTTAAGGGGTATCCCATTCAGGAAGATGGAACCTTAACGTGCCTAGGAAGCCTGCTATACGACGCTTGCGATTATGGGCTAGAAATCCACCAGTTGATCGGCGACGCATTGTATGAGGCACGGCATCCGTGGCTCGATTTGAGAGATGCCTTAGAAAAAGGATGCCTTAAAGTTGGTGAAGATTATTTAACATTAAGTATTTTAAGTAATGGTACACATGATTATAACATTTATAACTGTGAAGAAAATATACTTCCTGTTGTGTGGACTGTTTTTAAGGATAAAGTTGAGTTTTTATCAATGGATTCATACAACATAGTCGCCTTTAAACCTATTAAGCCGTTTGACTTTTACTACTTCAACCAAGTGAAAGTATGGGAGATGAACACATGATTTTTATTTTCGACATTGACGGCGTGTTAGCTGATGTGACGCACTTGTTACCGCTAATCACAGGGGCAAATAAGGACTATGAGGCGTACTATGCACGAATCCGTGAAGCTAGGGTTATTTTTGGCATCGCCCCGATTTTACAAGGCATCCAAAAGCATCACGATGTGTTTTTCATCACAGGACGGCGTGAGTCAAGTCGTGAAGACACGATCCAGTGGCTACAGGTTAATGGCTTTTGTGGCGAAAACCCTAGCCTTTACATGCGTCATGAAGGCAACTTTGAGCCTGCTCACAAGGTCAAGGAACGGCACTTGAGGGAAATCTGCACGGATGTTGCCTTTGGTGATGTGACGGTGTTTGAAGACGACCCCCATTGTGCGGAAATGTACGAGAGCCTAGGGTGCTATGTGTGCCATGTGAAGCACGAGAAAGCGAGGAGCTGATATGTACGAACTATTTTGGGCAAGCACTAGCGGTGGCGGTAGCTTTTTTGTGGAGACACTGGAGCCGTTTAGATTTACAGAGCCACCCTTTAAAGGTGAGTTGACTATAGGGCAAGACGACTGGATCTTGCGTAGTGCTGACAAGCCCGAAAAGCGAGCAGAGTTTCAAGTCATAATCAATCACCTCAATAGTCAGTTAGAAGCGTACCGAAGCAAGCAGTTGAGCTTGAACATCAAGGGAGGGAAGAGATGAAAATTAAAATCAGAGAAACGGCACGAGCCAAGAAGGGCTGGAGCCTTTACAAGCTAGCCAACGAGCTTCAACTTCCCCAACAAACCGTGTACGGCTGGCAAAGTGGACGCACACAGCCGAGGCTTGAGAATATCGACAGGCTTTGTAGCGTCTTAGGGTGTAGCGTGGGAGATCTGTTTGAAGCCGAGCCTGTGGAGGTATCGGTGAATAAAGAGCTTTTTTGGTTGACGTTTAGAGATGGTTCACATATTCAAGCCCATGCCACTCATGCGAAATGTGGCACGTTTGAGAAAGAAGCTTGGGTTAATTTGGATGGCACCCCTATAAAAGGAAACCCCTATGGTGTTCAACGTGGCGGTTTTAAAGGTAAAATCATTCCCTATGAGCCGTTTGATATGAGTGATGTGAAGCCATGCCCTTAGACCTCAAAGACCCCCAAATCCGCCAAGACATCAAAAGCATCTTGATTGAAGCCCTAGAGCTTCACGAGGCGAAGAAAGCCGAGGCACACACCAAGCGGATTGTTTCAGAATAAGAAGCCGAGCATGTTTGGCTTGCAGGATGAAAAGACAGAAAAGAAAGGGAAAGACTAACCTTGCTTTTTCCGTGAGTATTTGTTATACTGAAATAGCTAGCAGACGACTTTAGTATTTTAAAATGCCGAAAGGCATCCCCCCGTCTGTTAGCACTATGGGGGGTTTTTTAATGGAAGGAAAGAATGATGCCAACCGAAACGATCCAAGTAGATTTTGATACAGCACTAGAACGTAAGCTTAAGCCTTGCAAAGGCGGTGCAATCTACATAGGCGAAGGCGACCATTTAATCGAGTTCACAACAGGCGAAGTGCTTGTGACGTCTGATTTTACTGGTGATTCTATTTATAAGCAGTTGAAGAAAGGAAAAGAATAATGCCTACTTATTTAGTTGAAGCCCCAGTTATGGGTGCTGGCAATAAAGTTGGAACCGCCTCAATTGAAGTCGAAGCGGATTCACCCGAACACGCTAGAGAAGTCGCAGGAGAGGCGGATGAAAGCGAATGGGATCTTGACATATCCCTAGATTTCGATATTAACCAAGCCGATATTACGGAGGTGGATTGATGCCTACCTACAACGTCCAAGTCAAGATTTACCAAACGATCGAGCTTGCCGACGGCTTGAGCAAACGGCAGATAGAAGACGCTATCAAGAATTACTTTGTAGACCCCAATATTCTTGCCTCTGATGTGAGTGTGATGAGTTTTGAAGAGAAAGGAAAACCCAATGACTAACGAAGAAATGATGAGACCGTGTACATGGGGCGATAAACTATTCGATGCTTATCAAAATCTAAATATTATAGAAGGAGGGATTGACTCTAGCCTTACTTACTATAAGACACTCTCTTATAGTGATGTAAAGATTATTGATAACGACGGATACCTTATTGTTTCTAAAAAGTGTGCTTCTGCGGAAAAGGAAGACGTCCTGAAAGTAAAAATGGAAGCCATAACCGCCATTTACAACGCTCTCAACGCACCTGTGCTGGCGACGGATGAGGTGCTAGCAGGGTTGCCGAAGGATGCGAAGGCTGTATTGATTGATGATGCTGGCATACCTTACAGTTTAGATTGGGTATCTCGTACAGGCATTGGTGACGGTTGGGCATGGGGAGATGATTACGATGTTATGCCGTATCATAAAATCCAAGCGTTTAGATGTTCCAAAACAGCGGAATACCTACGCCAGTTCACGCTTGAAGGCGTAAGGAGGGTGGAAGCATGAATCTAAAGAATTATCAATACAGGGCATTTAAAAGAGAGGTTTTTGGAATGGTGGGGTGGAAACCAGTAAGAAAGGAAACGAAAAATGTTTAGAGACGCAATAATCCCAGAAGTAAATGACGGTAAGCCGTTTGATGCGTTTACTACTGACTTTGAGTTTGTTGAATCCGATAGCACATATCCTGAAGATTCTTATATTTATTTTGACACGCATCCTAAAGAGTTTGTGCATCCTGAATCTACTACTATTCGTTTCTTTAATGACAAAGAAGGGTTTCGACAAGCTAAGTTTTCTATACAGTGGCAACTCGCCCAAGCCCTAAATCCACCTATCAAGGTGACGCAGGCGGTGCTGGACGCTATGAAAAAGCAGGCAGTAGAAAGTAAGTTGCTTGGTGGGAACGTCGCACATTACAAGCGATATAGTGACCATGGGGCTTGGTTTAGTTTTTATTTATGGGATGTTGATATGGGATGGTGGTGTGGTTATCACAACTCATACTACACTGACGAAGACTTGTTGATGGATTACGTCCAAGCCGATTGCCCTCTCGCCTTGCAGGTGTTGCTAGGATTTACTGTGGAAGGAGTGCCAGTGAATGAGTAACTTAAAAATAGAAGCGAAAGGAAAAGTTAAAGTTATGAAAACAGCGTCAGAATTATACATAGAGATTGAGTCTGCCTTATACGATTTGAAAGATAAAGTTTATAACGAAGAAAGCATATACTGTAGTGATGTAGTAGATTTACATTTATTAGTAGCTTCAATGTACGATTCTTTCATAAAGGAAACGACAAATGACTAAACTAATGCAACAGCTCCAAGCGTGGGCGGATGAGGGGCTGATTGTTTTCCCTGAAGGCGATTATAAAGGAGGGCTTGATGTGCCTATAGAAAGTCTTTCTCCTTATGGTGGAAAACCTGAAGGGAAATGCACTAAAGATGCTTGGAAGCTGTACCACGATGGATGGGTGCGTACCTTTGGTGGTTACCTGCAACTCGTCCTCGACGGCACGATCCAAGTGTGGCGACCTGTGGAGCATTATCCTTTAAAAGAAGGTGATACAGTGCTTGTCCGCATCAATCCTGAATTGAAAGACGGAAATGCCAGTGGCTATGCTGTGTGTCGATACGAGACAGAATACCCCTTATCAGGTGGGGAATACCACGACCTCCTTATTGAAAGACCTCTTATTGGGGATGATATGTTTGATGTTCTTTGTGACGCCAAGAATTACGAAGGGGAAGAAATAGACCCTTGTGGGTTCAAGCTAGAATTAAGCGATATAACCCACTGGCAACCCTTGCCTAAAATGGAGGTGATCCATGCTTAAAAAAGCATCTACCATTTACCTATATCTTGCCATGATTTTCTTGGGCTTAGATATAGGCTTGATTACAGTTCGTGTTTTAACCATACATGAAAAAGGCTTGTTTTGTGCCTTTGGAATATGCTTGGCGATTTACATAACCCTTGAAAGATTTTTTAACGAGAAAGGCAACTAAAATGCAAGAAATCATAACCGAAATACTGAAGAGGCACGGCTTCCCTACGAAGAATGTGGAGAAATTAACGACCTTATTAGAAAACTGGAAGCTTAAGGATTTAACAGCTCTCACAGTCATCACAAGTGACGAGCAAATTATGGGGTTTTCTATGGGGGGTCGAATAATCGCACTTGGGGGCATAGTGCCTACCTTTAGTCAAGAATGGCGTTACTGCTCCCTTGGCTCCGAGCTGGTGGCACGATTGAAAGGCGGTGAAGCGTGATTAAAGACGATGCAGAACTTGAAGATGTTTCGCTTAAGATATACAACCTTATGCAGATCCCAAAACTTACAAAAAAACAGGGACAAGCCTTAGTCTCTCTTTGTAATGAAGTGGAAATATACGAGGCTCAACTAGAGATTTGCGATTTCAGAAAAAAGCTTAATGAGGTATGGAGTGCTATTGAAGAGCTTGAAAAGAAAGGCGATAGCAGAACCGAGCGTGACATTATAAAGCTTATAGAATCAAGAAAAAAACGAAGTGTGATGTGTCAGCAATTTGCAAATTTGCACACTACATTAAAAGCATTAAAGAAAGGCGGTGAGTGATGAAAGTAGAAGCCCTTAAATCATTGCTAGAAGAAAATGGCGACGGTTATTTAGTGATTGACGGTGAAGAGCATTTTAGTATTGAGCTTTTGCTTCAAGAGGAGCAAGTCCTCTTTGAAACCGACGCTTATTCTGAAAAGGAGCCTATTTTAATTTCAGAAGTGGTAAGACTTTTAAGGCATTACCCCAATCACGAAATAGTCACTAAAAGGATATGTAGTCCTTTGTCTATTGACACTAGCATTGTTCCGCCTAGTATGTTAAAATAAAAGCAACGCACGCACCCGACCTCTCAACGATGTAGAAAAGGGTGCGTTTTTGTTTAATACGCCCACGTCCGCTCGTCGCCTACGGATTCGCCATGTACCACTTAACTTTCGTGCGGATCCAGTTGCCCACCTCGTGAGGTTTGAGCTGTGGCTCCCACGGTATGCTGTTGATGTCAATCTTGCCAGCGGAATCCGTCCCCTTGTGCTTCAAGCCAAACTCATAGTGAGTGTAGACCAATTCGGGTGTGACATTGATACCATGGGCTAAGCAGAATTGAGCCACGAACTTAAGACACGCCTCAAGGCTCTTTTGTGTGAACGTACCGCCCTTGTACCCTTTAAAGGCTCCACACACGGCGACACCTAACGTCCAACTATTACCACCAGCACAATGTGCGGAGTAAGTATCACCATTTTTTAGCTGGCGAGCGTTGGCTTCAGGGGGAAATTGCCCCTTCACACAATCGCCGTCATCCTCAAAGATGAAGTGATAATGCTTGCGATCAATGGCGTTGGCTTTGAGTCCGCCAGCCGTCCAGTGAATACACACACGTTTGAGTTTAGTTTTCATTGAGGTATCCCTTCATACTTGTGAACCGTGTTGCCTTCAACCCAATAAGCAGGGCGTGGCGTCCGTTGAACGACTCGATTTTCTCGAGGGGTTGCCTGTGCATTCATTTTGTCAACCTGCCTATCAACACAGACCTTCAAAATCAACAC